CTTCAGCAGTTCCACCATTGGCTTGAACTGCTGCACTAAAGCCTAATATTTTTTCTATTGATATCTCAGTAGCATCACTTAAGTCGGCAATTGAATCAGCAAATTTAATAGTACTAGAAATCATTGATCCAAAAGCAATAGCACCTAGTGCTGCGCCTAATGCGTTAAAACTAGTTTTTAATTTGGCTACTTGTGTTTCTACTTTGTTAAGCGTGGCAAGGGCAGGAGCACCATTGATGTCCATTGTATACGTTAAATCTGCCATCTTACTTTCCTTTTAATATTTGTTTAACACGCTTTTTGATGAATGCTTCTGTTGGTGCTGTCATACCATTAGGACTTTGCTTACTGTAACCTTCATCTAATCGTTTAGCGTAGGGGTAATTTGCCGCTATAACAGTACCATTTAACTTGGTGCTGCGTCTTGCGTTACCACTACGAATTGGCGTATCTTTAACAAACTCTTTGTAGGCTTCTTGTGGAAGCAATTTAAGTTTTGCTTTGATGCGTTTCAAACTAGATGTTATATTGTTAGTAACTGTAAACGTTATTGACATTATTGACCCTTTACTTTATCCATCATTTTTTGTAATTCATCTGTTGTATAATCTGGCATTGGCTCACGACCATTGTTCATTTGTTTCTTGTGATGATAATTTTCAAATGTCATTGCTGCGTCCATAATATACAAATCAAATGTATTACTTCTTTCTAATACTTCACTTGGTAGCATTCCATAACGCTTACCAAGTCCATCTACAGTCAGTATTAGAGCCATCTTTTCAGATTTAGGGTCAATACTGTCCTGTGTTACTTTCCCAATACTTCGGTCACCTTACCAATTGCCTTCATCAATACGTTTGTTGGAAGCATAGCGTCATCTTTAAGAATCTCTTTACCTTTTTCATCTAATATTAATGTGCGAACAATGCCTATAATTTCTGATGTATCTTTGGTAGACGCACCAGCAAGTTTCATAAACACATCCATTGGCTGACGATCCCATGTGTGAAAGGTAATGGCTTCACCAAACTCATCCATGATTTCTTTATCATTGAGTTCAATAAGAATCAATTGGGGTTTTGCTGTTAGTTGCGAGAGTTTCATTTGTTTTTCCTTTTAAGTTGTTTAATCTATTTATTCTTTTTCATCTAGGTTGTCAATCAATTGATTTAACAATGCTATACGAAATGCCTGTTTGGCTTTCATTTGCCTAATCGTTGCTAACATGTTGTCAAGCATAGGCATCATTTTTGCTTCATCACTTAGTAATGAACGCAATTTTTCTTCATCTGTTTTTAAATATGTTTCCATGATTTGTTTCCTCTTATAAGTTATTAAAAAAGGGATACCTTTTGAGTACCCCTTTTGTTGCGTACACTATCTGATTACACTTGATCTACTGTGAAAGCACCATCAACTGCGATAGTTAATGGGGTCACCCAGACTGGTGCATCAGGACTTGTAGTTGGAGCAAGGCTTGTTATGAAACCTGATCCACTATAGAAGTATGCGTTAGCAGCAGTACCATTCCAATAGATTTCAAAATCTAAATTGTCTTTGTTGGTTGATAAACTTGCGATACCTAAGAATGGTGCTGTGTTGGCTGTTGCCGCGGCGTTACCAAAGTATGCTAAATTATCAACTACAACATTTGTACTTGCTTCATTATCAGCAGGTGTACTAAGTTTACGCATATCAACATCACTAAATGTTGTGTATGAATAAACACCAGTACTGTTGGTGATAGTTAAATCTTGTACGAATGGTATAGTAAGTGCTACTGATGAATTAGCAAGGTTAGCCCCTGATAATCCAATGATGATAACTGGTTGTGTTCCAGTTGTATTTGTCGTGATTCTTGCCATGAGTGTCTCCTTGTGTTGTTGGCTATGTATTAAATTCTAGTCTTAAAACTCTGAATGTCCAGTCGTGTCGTTCTGCCTGCGTTGGTCCATATGTTCTTACTTGCGTGAAATCTCTTTCAAAATATCCATCAAATAATTGTTGACCATCATCTTTAACTGCGGTTACTAGATTAGCAATAATCGCATTTACTGGTTGATTATATGGGTCCTCTTGATATGAAATATAAGTCACGCTAAATGTATCATAAGCATGATATATACTTCCACCATATTGAACACCAAGTTGGTGAGGATTTCTATCGTCTTGGTGAACATCACTTACATATACTCCATACCTTACCTTTTCAGATTCGCTTGGGAAATCGTCAAAGACAGGGATGTTCCATGTTGTTGGAATATCTCTCCTAATCACCGCAATGATTTGATCTTGCGTGGTATAAGGTTGATTGAGTACTGTATATGATATTGCTTGTGCCATTAGAAGTATCTCCGGTCACCATTAAAATAATCAACGTCAGCAGTCCAATTTTCTTCAAGTTTCGTAGTCGGTCCATTTGGTGCATCCTGATATAAATCATAGAAGTTCATCAACTGTAACGCTTTCGTCCACTCATTCTCACAACGCTTGACGGCAAACTCATAGTTTTGTACATCAACTTCATTCATGTTAGACACATCAGTAACTAGTGATTCATAGAAAACTTGAATCGCACCGAATGTATCTAACCGAATTAATGTTTGGTCGTTCTTAATAAGCAAACTGGGATTAAAACTTGATATCAATTGTCCATTAGGCAAATTGGCATAATAGTAAGCACCAAGTACTGTATCACAATACTTTTGCCACCAGCCGAATTCTAATTTATAAAGCCATTCTTGCGAACCGACTTTAAAATAAGGTTCCCAATCAACATTAAGAGCCGCTGCTCTACGCTCCGCTGCCGGATCGTAAAACTGTATGTCTCTTACTGTTGCGTTTGAGATTCTTTGGTATGGGACACTCATTGTGTTATTTCCTTATGCTTGTTTTTCCAAGTAGAACCCAAGATACCTTTATTCCATGCTGTTTTACCTAACATGCCTGATGGTTTACCTATCAAACTATTGGCTCTTTTTTCAATATGAAAAATATCTTGTGTTTTACCGGTATGGGCATCGGCACTATTAGCAGAAAAAGATTGAATAAAAACATTTCCCATGTCGTATCCACCTTTATCACCAACTCTACTCATACAATATTTACCGGCACCTCTGCCGCGTAAATCAAGTTTGCCTGAATTGGTCCATATTGCTAACCATTCATCAAAAGATAAAGTAAAAGATAAATTTCTTTTCTTTGCTCTTGATTTATGGTCAGCATATGCCCACTTAATCATGTCTCTTGCCATACTATTATTCCTGGACCTTATTCAATTTAAGCCTGCTGAATGTTAATAGCACCGCCTCTACGAAGGTCACCAACGCCAGAACCAAAGTATCCAACACCAGTCAACCAGATTTGTAGACCACCTGGTACTTCACCAGTCTTGATCTGTAGTCCTTCTTTCATAACAGTAAACAATGCGCTGTCGCCGAAGTAAGCACCAACCAATACTGGCTGAGATGCTACACCTGCTACGGAACGAGTTGCTGATTGTAGGAAAGTAGTGAACATAACCATACAGCCATAAACTGATTCAATCTTACCGCTTGCTAACAATTCGTTACCAAGAGCAGATAGATTAGAACCACCAGACTGAGAAACAGCACCACCAGTAAGTTCTGCTAACAAACGAGTTAGTGAAGAACCAGTTTGACCTGCTGGAGTGTCGCCTGTGTAATTAGCATTACCGTTACTGTCAAGAACAATAACTGGAGTACCAGGCATACGAGCAACTTTGAAGTTTTGCTTAACATTGCGAATCAATTCTAAGATTGAGTTTGCTGTGAAACCTGCTGTTGAACCTGCAGGACTTGTACCAGCAGCAACAACTTCCATCGCACCCAATTGTAACACACGGTCAAAACCGTCTGCTGAGGTTGCGTAGTAAGTGTTATTTACTGTTGCTTTGAAATCTAAGAATGCTGCGGTAACACGCTGATCAACCTTTTCAGCGAAAGACTCACCAAGTTCAGCACCTAGCGTTGCTGCTAGTGTGAAAGATGTAGTCCAGCCGTAGAAGATATCAAACGCTGTTTGTGCAACTGCCGGAGATGCTGTGATTGTGCCTTGACCCAATGCTGGGTTTTGTACAACCGCATTACCTGTACCATATGTACCACCAGTGCCGTTAGCATTGTAGTCTTGATATGTGATAGGTGCGAAGTTAGGTACTAAGAATGTTTGACCTTGTGTAGGTGTAACAACATTAGTAAAATTAACTAAACCATTTGATTCGTGCATAGCACGGAGTGCGAAGTTGGAGATAGCAGTGGTAAAACCATCACCTTCGTTATTTGGACCGCCGAGAACATAAGCCATAATATTTTTCCTTTTAATTA